TCGTGTTATATCTGTTACACGGCTTCTATCTCCTTTTACGCTCATCACACATTCCTTTCTTTCTTTCACTATTACGTTAGTAATAGTTTTCTTTATTTTATATATATATATATTATATATATATTAATATTAAGCTCAACACGTACTAACAATATAAGTCTTAAAGTAGGTTTTGTCAAGTATTATTTTAAAAAATATTTATCTTGCTTTATATTTATTACTGTTTTATATTCGGGTAATGAAAAAAGCAAATAAAAAAGATGCTATGGTACATTGTGCTAATTGGAACGCTGGTAAATGTTTAGGAGCTATGATGTACAGAAGAAACGATAAATTGCGGATGACGATAGATAAGAAGAAAGCTGATAAGGATTGCATCGTAGATGAAGGATGTGATTATTTTGATAACATCGTAATACCTGGAATGGAGAACAATGGGAATTAATACTGAGGTTACACCAAAGAAGATAAAGTATCTAGAAAAGGTTATAGACAAAGTAAAGAATAAGAAAAGACCTGTGCGAGCTGAGGTAATGCCTACCACAGTTCCTGCGTGGGGTTCAATGAGAAAAGAAGAAAAGGAGTAAGTATGCGAAAATTAGATATAGGTGGTCACGAATATAAGGTGAAGATGATGGATGGTGATAAGAATGCAAGTGATGGTAAACTGTTGTTTGGGTTAAACAATCCTAGAACCTGTGAGATCTTTTTAGATGAGAAGCTTGTTACATCAAGAAGAAACGAAACTTTCTTACACGAAGTAATACACGTTATTCTTGTTAATACTGGTTGCGATCACGATGAAGGACTTATTGAAAGTCTTGCAAATGGTTTTCATCAATTAGGAGTAGGAGAATATTTATGGCGAAAAACAACGAAGTAGTAAAAGTAATTGAGAATATGTATCCTGTTATGATGAATAGGTTTAAAAAGATTACCGACGAGCAGTATGATCTATTCTGTACAAAGCAGTATGATTATGGTTGTGGCAACATAACACTTGGTGGTGATTTGGATAACGATGAAGACAGGATGTTTGCTTTGACTGCCCTTGTTATTAGAATGAATGATAAAGTAAATAGACTTAAGAATATAATTGTTAAGCATAAAGGAGATAATGCTGTAAAGGATGAAACATATATGGATGCGTTTAAGGATTTGTCCGTATATGGTGTAATAGCGCAACTTGTATCGGAGCGAGTATGGGGCAAGTAAGATTCTTTCTTTACTATGTAGAGTCACTATTCTTGAAGTTTGTTCTTAAGGTGAGTTTATTTTTAATTAACCGTGGAGGAAAGCGTAATGAAGTGGACTAAAGCTGAAATGAATATAATAAGTCAGTACACTAGAACTATGAAAAGTGTTAAGGATATATGTTACGAGCTAGATAATGCTGGTTTTATGCGTACATATAAATCTGTAACACGTAAGATAGAATCTATGGGTTGGACGAGACCGACCAATGTAACAGATCTTAGTGTACTTCCAAAGATATTGTTGTTTGATATAGAGACAACACCTATGCCTGTATGGGTCTGGGACTTTGGAAAGCAATATGTTCCATATACTAATCTTGTTAGAGATGATGCTGGTGAACAAAGATTCTGGTATGTGCTATCTTGGGCTGCTAAATGGCTTTATGATGATAATACTATATCTGATGTTCTTACTCCAGAAGAAGCGGTTGGTAGAGATGACAAAAGAATATTAGAGTCTATATGGAAAATGCTTGATGAAGCTGATATTGTTGTTGCTCATAATGGTGATCGATTTGATATAAGGAAACTAAATGCAAGATTCATACTTAATGGTATGAGTCCTCCATCTCCTTACAAATCAATAGATACTTTAAAGATAGCAAGGAAAGAATTTGCTTTTAGTTCTAACAAGCAAGACTTCCTTACTAAAACATTTGGTGTATCTGAAAAGCTAAAGACTGAGTTTCAACTATGGATAGACTGTATGGATGGTAATAAAGAAAGATTAGCTGAAATGCTAAAGTACAATAAACGTGATGTTATAGGTTTAGAGCAAGTATATCTTAAACTTAGACCATACATTAAGAATCATCCTAATCTTGGAGTTCTTATGGATGATAACGTTTGTCCATCTTGTGGAAGTAAGAATCTAAAACCATCTGATGCTACATACTTTACAAGCTCTAATGAGTTTCCTGTATTTAGATGTGGTGGATGTCATTCTCCTTTCATAAGAAGCAAGACAAGCCTTAGTACTAATGCCACAGAATTAAGAGGCATTGCAAGCTAAAGCTTGACAAAAGTGTATTTAAGGGTTATATTATAGTATATGCTTGTTCGCAAAATAAAAAGTGTTGAGCACAGGATATATAATGATGAGAAGGAGTTTAACCAATACTGTCCCGATGAGAACTTAACTCGCAATTGGAGGGATGGCACTGAAGGTAGCTGGGTAATGGCTGACGACGGACAAGTCTGTCAAGTTCTAAAGCGGGGTGAGCTTAGAGATAGTCAGTCTAAGGGCGTGTGTAATTACTACATTAGGACAGTTATTGGTTCTTTCATATGTAGGGACAATGTTATGATGGAGGGAGATATGCGAAAGAATATGTATTCCTTTGCTTCCGAGGATCTCTCTCCTTATCAACATAAGATAAATAGAAAAAAGCCTACTAGAAGAGAATTTCTTTTTGCAAAGTATGTCGCTCAAGGTGATGGAATCGCTGAAGCGTTTATGAAGGCATATCCTACCAATAACGAAAAATACGCAGACTACCAAGGAAAAATATTATTAAGTACTGAAAGGGTTAAAGGTTTGATTAGAGAAGAAGTAGATAAGGTTTTAAATGAAGCCGAGATTACTCCATTGTATTTACTTGAAAAGATGAAGTCGGTTGTTGATGATGACGGTTCTCAAGATAAAGATAAGATACAAGCTATTAAAACTCTTATGCAGATAAGTGGTATGATGGAAACAGAAAAAAGAACAGAGTCGTTAACATTATTTCAAGGATTTACAAAGGATCAATTAAATGCTATCCAAGGCGGAGATTCGAAAAAGCTCATTGAGGCTTCGCGAGAAGTCGAAAAATAAAGAATGTTTGATATGTGGGTTTCCTATGGAGGACTACTCATCTATTTGGTATAATGTGTCAGAAGATTTTTTCTCGGTAGAGTGTTGCGAATGCTTTTCATCTTATGATGAAAACTTTGAAATAAGAATGCCAGGATTAATTTTTAACTATGGAGAATCATAATGAAAAAAGTAGAGTTCAATTTAACTTTTGAAGTTCACAAGGGATTAGATGAAGAAGATTTTGAAATGTTATTAAAAGATTATTTAATCAATGATTATGTTATTCAAGATTTTGTTAGTAGCGTAATTGGAGAAGAAGATGGTATAGATAATTTTTCAATACATTCTGTAGAGTTTACAAGAAAAAAGAAACAAAAAAAGAAGAAAATAAGTAATGGAGTTCCAGATAAGAATTGGGATGTAGTATAAATGAAGTTAGCTGTGTATGGAACACTTAGAAATGGAAATGAAAATACAGGCAGAGTAAAGGATACTTCGCTTGTATATCCTGGTCATCAAAGATTTCCTGCTATGATACAAGATTACAAAGGTAAGGGAACTGTGGTAGAGGTACATGATGTGACTAGTGAAGAGATAGCTCAGTATGATATGTATGAAGGTGTTAATATTGGATTGTATGATAGGGTTAAGGTTGACGTAGAAATGGACAGTGGCGACAAAGTTAAAGCTTGGGTGTATGTTGCTGGATCTCAGTTGTTAGAGTTGGTAAATGTATTCAAAGAAATTCCAAATGGAGATTGGTACAATAGAAAAGTTTAACATAATACCTAATGACCTAAGTGAGAAAGAACGTGTTCTCAATATGGTATCTAAAGACTTAGTTGCCTTTGGACAGCTGTTTCTACCAGAAGACTTCATGAAATCAAAACCAGCTCCGTTTCATCACGAAGTTGGTGATTTGTTTTTAAATGACACTATAAGAAGACTTTGTCTTGTTTTGCCTCGTGGTCATACTAAATCTACTATGGCTAAAGCTGCTTTGTTGCATAGGCTTTGTTTTAATCCGAAAGGAAAAAAAGAATTTGCAGCTTGGGTATCGGAAGAACAAGGTCAGGCTGTAGACCATTTAAAATATATTAAAAGTCATATTGAATTTAATCCAGCTTTAAATTATTATTTTGGTGATATGGCTGGTACTAAATGGACTGAGAAAGAAATTACTACAGCTAAAGGTGACAGGATTATAGCTAAAGGTACGAGTCAAAGACTTCGTGGTAGATCAGAACTTGGATTAAGATATACTAAAATTATTCTTGATGACTTTGAATCTGAGTTAAATACTAAGACTCCAGAAAGACGTAAGGAAATTAAAGAATGGCTTATGTCTACAGTCTATCCAGCCCTCGAAGAATCTAAAGGCAATGAGGGTTCTATATGGCTTATAGGAACAATCGTTCACTATGATTCTGCTTTGCAGGGAATATACGATGGCTATCTTCAAGCAAAGGAAAACAAAGAAGAATATACTTGGGAGATGGTCTTTCATAGAGTAATAGAGGATGATAAACCATTGTGGCCTTCTT